CATCATACATGGCACATCTTTAGGTGGTACAGATAGCAATGTAAATATTGTATCTGCTACAAATGGTCAAATACTTACATACGATACATCTAATAGCTATTGGAAAAATACTAGCTTAACTGCTGGCACAGGTATTTCAATATCTGCTGCAACAGGTGGTGTATTAACAGTAACAAACTCTGCTCCAGACCAAACAGTAGCAATTTCAGGAACTAGTCCTGTATCAGTTACAGGCACATATCCTAACTTTACTGTAAGCATGACACAATCTGGCACAGCTACAAATGGATGGCTAAGCTCTACAGATTGGAATACATTTAATAATAAAGGTTCTGGAACTGTTACAAGTGTTGCAGCTTTAACATTAGGCACAACAGGTACAGATTTAAGTTCTACAGTAGCAAATAGTACTACTACCCCAGTTATTACATTAAATGTTCCTACAGCGTCTGCTACAAATCGTGGTGCTTTATCTGCTGCTGATTGGACAACCTTTAACAATAAAGGTAATGGTACAGTAACAACAGTATCTGTAGTATCTGCTAACGGTTTAGCAGGCACAGTAGCAAATGCTACAACAACACCAGCAATTACATTATCAACAACAATCACAGGATTGTTAAAAGGTAATGGCACAGCCATAAGTGCAGCTACATCAGGCACAGATTATGCACCAGCTACAAGCGGATCATCTATTTTATATGGTAACGGATCTGGTGGTTTTAGCAATGTTACTGTAGGTACAGGATTATCATTTAGTGCAGGTACATTGTCATCTACTGTTACATCAGGCTTAACTGTTACATCTACTACAAGTAATACTAACTATAATTTAGGTTTTCAGTCAGCCACAAGTGGCACTACAACAGTAGATTATATAAATACTAACTTTACTGCTACAGGCGATCTTACTGCGCCACAAGTAGTAGCATCTAATGGTATAATTGTAAGTTCTAAGACTGTAGCAAATAACTATTCTATAGCATCTGGTAGCAACGCAATGTCAGTTGGGCCAGTTATAGTCGCAACAGGTAAATCAATCACAGTTCCAAGTGGCTCAAGATGGGTGGTTTTATAATATGGCAAGCATAATTTCAGCAGGTACAACATCAGGCACAGCATTAAACATGACTGCGGATACTAGCGGTCAATTACAATTAGCTACAGGTGCATCTGCTACTACAGCAGTTACTATAGATACATCACAGAATGTAGGGATTGGTACTACAAGTCCTTTATGTAAATTAGCTATTGGTGCAGGTTCTTTATCAGATCCCAATGTTCTTGCGCAAATTAATGCTGCAACATCTTCAGCCACTTATTTAGGATTAAATAAAGGTGGAACATATGGAGGTCTTATAGGATACTCCAATGGAGGAACTGGAAGCACTGGATTACATATTAGAAATGTAGCTGCAGACCCAATTTTATTTTATGTCAATAATACTACTGAAGCTATGCGTATAGACTCCTCTGGTAAATTACTTGTAGGTTCTGGAACTTCTCCAAGCGCAGGATCAGCTACAATGTTAGTAGCATCTTCTGTGGGCGGAGGAATTCAGCTAGCAAATACTACTGGAAACAATGGTGGTCTTATTAATGCTGTAGGCGGTAGTGGATTAATATTTTATGGATATACAGGTGCTGTAGGTTCTGAAACTTATACAGAACGTATGCGTATAGACTCTAACGGCTATCTTTTAATAGGCTACACTTCATCCAACGGAGCTTACAAACTACAAGTAAACTCACAAATCTTTGCTACATCATCTACTATTGCTACATCAGATGCTAGATATAAAACAGATGTAACACCCATTTCAGGTGCATTAGATATTGTAAATGATCTTAATCCAGTAGAGTTTAATTGGAAAAAACATCCAGTTCACGCTTTTGATACTACAAATAAAACAGTAGGTTTTCTAGCACAAGAAGTACAAGAAGTACTTAAAGACAAGCCTTATGTAAACAGCATAATTAAAAAGAATGATTGTATTATTGAACCAGAAGAAAAAGATGAAGATGGTAATGTAACAAAAGAAGCTGTTACAGAAGAATTTTTAGGTATTGCAGAAGGAAACATGATTGCAATACTTACAAAAGCAATTCAAGAACAACAAACCATCATCAACGACCTAAAATCTCGTATAGAAACATTGGAAGGAGCTAAGTCTTGAGCAGTCTTGTTTTAAGTGGTGACACATCAGGAGCAATTACAATCGCAGCTCCAGCAGTTGCAGGAACTAATACGCTAACGCTACCTGCACAAACAGCAACTGTAATTACAGATAGTTCTGCTGCTCTTAACATTGGATCTGGTCAAATATATAAAGATGCAAGTGGTAATGTAGGAATTGGTACTACTAGTCCTAGTTCTTATGCTACTGCTGGTTTAGTTGTTGTTGGTACAGGCTCAGCAGGATTAGGTGATGGTCAAATTACTGCATATTCAAGCTCAGCTCAAGCGGCTGGATATGGAGGTCAAATTGTTTTTGGCGGTCAAGATGGAGTTGCTGCAATTAGAACATTTGCATCAGTTCTTGGAGCAAAAGAAAATTCAACATCAGGAAATTATGCAAGCTATTTAGGTTTTAATACAAGAGCTAATGGCGGTTCAGTATCAGAACGTATGCGTATAGACTCTAGTGGTCAAGTATTGGTTGGGTTAAGTTCTGGATATACTACTGCACCTGTTCAATCTTATCAAACATCTGCTGGACAATGGGCTTTTGGCGCAAAATCTACTGCTAGTGCTGGTAGTACTTATTTTATTACATTTAACACATCAGACAATACACAACGAGGATATATTTATTATAACGGTACATCAACCGTATATAGCACATCATCTGATGAAAGATTGAAAAAGAATATTGAAGATGCTCCTAGCGCAATTTCAGACATTTCTGCTATTAAAATCAGGTCTTTTGATTGGAAAGAAAATGGTCAGCATCAAAAATACGGTGTAGTTGCTCAAGAATTGCAAATTATTGCTCCTGATGCAATTTCAACACCACCAGAAGAAAATGGGATTCTTGGTGTTGATTATAGTTTGTTAGTTCCAATGATGATTAAAGCAATCCAAGAACAACAAACCATTATAGAAACACTAAAAACAGACATAGCAGAATTAAAAGCAAAGGTTAATGTATGAGTTTGATTATAGACGGCACAAACGGAGTAACATTTAACGACTCATCTCTACAAGGAGCTGCAGCGTCACCTTATGTATTGAAAAATAGGATTATAAATGGTGCTATGGTAATAGACCAAAGAAATGCTGGTGCTTCTACAACACCAACAGCAAGTGGTTATACATTAGATAGATGGAGAGCTGGTCTTTCTGTGACATCTAAATTTAGCGTTCAACAAAGTTCTACAGCTCCAACAGGATTTAATAATTCATTGTTGGTAACTTCATTATCTTCTTATACTGTAGGTTCTGGTGAACAATTTACTATTGCTCAACGAATTGAAGGATATAATTTAGCAGATTTAGGATGGGGAACAGCTAACGCTAAAACAATAACTATTTCTTTTTGGGTTCGTAGTTCATTAACAGGAACTTTTGGTGGAGCATTAAGAAATAATGCAAATGATAGGTCTTACCCATTTACATATACAATATCAGCAGCTAATACTTGGGAACAAAAAACATTAACTATTGCTGGTTGCACAGATGGAACTTGGGAAACAACTAATGGTATTGGAGTGATTGTAAGTTTTGCTTTAGCAGTTGGCTCTACATTATTAGGAACATCTGGTGCATGGGCTTCAACTGATTATATAGGGGCAACAGGACAAACTCAAATACTTGCAATTAATGGAGCCACCCTCTACATCACAGGTGTCCAACTAGAAGTAGGCTCAACAGCAACACCGTTTGAACGTAGACTTTATAATCAGGAATTGGCTAATTGTCAGAGGTATTATCATAGAATTACACCTGCTGCTGCTATGTTTGGATCAGCATTTGTTGTAACATCAACACAGGCTAGGTCTGTTATTCCTTTTCCTGTCACAATGCGAATAGCACCTACTGCATTAGAACAAACTGGAACTGCATCAAATTATGGTGTATTTTTTAATAATACACTTACTACTTGTAGTGCTGTTCCAACTTTTTCAGCATCAACTACATTATCTGCACAAACAACTCTTACTGTTGCATCTGGATTAACTGGTGGACAAGCTGGTAATTTTTACGATAATTCTCCTAGTTCAAACGCATATCTTGCATGGAGTGCTGAACTATGATTTTTAAAGTTCTTACAACTAATCTTGAAGGTAAAACTATTTATGCTCGTATAGATGATGATGGGTTATGTCGTTTAACTTGCACAGAAGATTACCAAGAATTTAAAGCGTGGCTTGAAGAAGGTAACACACCAGAACCAGCAGAGGAATAAACATGTATTACTCTGGCTTCCAAAGTAATGCGTTTCAGCGTAATGCTTTTCAGATCATTGGATCTGTTATACCTGTTGTTACCCCAACAACTAAGGGTGGATATAAAAAACATAATAAGGCTTTCAAGCAAACTGTTAAGGAATCGCTAGAAGAATTATTAGGCGAACCAAAAGTAGTAGAGCAAGTAAAAGAGATAGTATCTGAATATTCTAACTCTAAAAACTTAACTTTAAGCTCTATAGATTTAAAACTACTTTCACAAAACGTAGCTGCGGCAGAACGCATTATTATGCTTGCACAACAATTACACTTTGAAAGATTAGAAGCACAACGTGAAATGGAAGATGAAGAAGCATTGCTTCTCTTATTATAATGGCTAGAACACGATATATTCAAGATCCTAAAACGCATCAGCTAATACCTGCTGACGAATATTACGGACAGCAAGATAATACATCAGCGTATATTATGGCTGATTATCAACCTTATAAATCTATGGTTACAGGCGAAATGATAGATGGTCGCAAAGCACATAGAGAGCATTTAAAACGTCACAATTTAGTAGTGGCGGAACAGAGTTCAGCAAGACCACAGAAGCCTGACGGTGGTCGGTTGAAAGAGCAATTGGCACGTCAGGTTTACGAAAAACTTAGATATAAATAGGAGAAACACTATGGCATTAGTAAGCACAATCTTAGGTAGTGGTAACGCTGGTCAATCAGCTCAAGCTATCGTTGGCTTTGTATCATTAGCACAAACAGCTTCAGGTGCAACACAAGGCGCACAATCTTTACCAACAGCAATCGTTGAATACACATCATCAACAAGCAATTATGGCCCAACATTGCCAGCAACTGCTGCACCTGGTGACCAATACACAGTATTTAACAACACAGCTAATACTATTAAAGTATGGCCTGCAAGTGGTTATAAGTTAAACGGTGGTACAGCAGACGCTGCATTATCTTTAACAACATTAAAAACAGCAACATTTACTTCATTAGGAAATGGTAACTGGGTTTATAACTTAACAGCTTAATAACAATTAGGAGTAACAAATGGATAACCAGACTACTCTGGAATCACCATCTTTGCGTGACCAATTAGAAAGTGCAGTAGAATCAGTTGTAGAAACACCAGAAGTTGTAGAAACAGAAGTAACAGAAACTAAATCAGATCGCCCTAGAGATGAATCTGGTAAGTTTAAAAGCACAAAAGAAGTAAAAGAAGAAACACCTGAAGTAGAAGTCCAAGAAGAAGTCGTTTCAGAAGCTACAAGACCTGTACCTTCAAAACCAAGACCATCTTCATGGAAAAAAGACTATGAAGAATCATGGGGTAAATTAGATCCTACATTGCAGGATTATATTACTCAACGTGAAGCAGACTTTGCTAAAGGTGTTTCTACTTACAAGAATCAATGGGAACAAGCACAACCTATCCTATCTACTATGGAAAAGTTTGCTCCTATTCTGCAACAAAATGGTGTTGATCCAGCACAATGGATAAACAGCTTAGGAACTGCACATCAAACTTTGGTGTACGGAACTCCAGATCAGAAATTACAAATGTTTGCGCAATTAGCAAACGATTATGGAATAGATTTAAATGGATTAACAGGTGGACAAGCAGTTAGCCCACAGTTTTCCATGATTGCTCAGGAATTAAGCCAAATTAAGAATCAATGGCAACAATTCCAATCACAACAAGAGCAACAAGAACAAGCTCAATTAAAGAGTGAAATAGATTCGTTTAGTAAGGATAAACCTTACTTTGATGATGTCAGAGAAACTATGGCTGGATTACTCCAGAACAATATGGCTTCTGACTTGAATACTGCTTATGACAAAGCAATCCGTTTACATGATGACATTTGGCAAAAGATACAATCCGAACAGGTAAAATCTAGCCAGACAGAGCAGAAAAGTAAACTTGCCGCAGTCAAAGCTAAGGCTATATCTCCTAAGTCAAGCTCGCCTACAGCGAATGTAAGTTTAGGTGGTAAAGGCAATAATCTTCGTGACCAATTAGCATCTATTGTAGATACTTTTTCTAGCGAAAATATTTAATTAAACTAACAAAAGGAGTCAATTATGGCATTTGCCAATTCTTCAGTTAGTGACATTATCGCTACCACCATTCAATCACGTTCTGGTGAACTAGCTGACAACGTAACTAACAACAATCCGCTTCTATTAAAATTGAAGTCAAAAGGTAACGTACGCCCATTTTCAGGCGGTAACGTAATTTTAGAAGAAATCATGTACAATGATACTTCAACAAACAACACAAACAGCTACTCTGGCTTTGAAACATTAAACATTTCACCAAATAGCCCAATTTCTGCAGCTCAATTCAGCATTGCTCAATACGCTTCAGCAGTTACTATTTCTGGTCTTGAAATGTTACAAAACTCTGGCAAAGAACAAATCATTGATTTGCTAGAAGGTCGTATCAAAGTAGCAGAAGCACAATTAGCTAACCGTATCAACCTTGACCTTTATGGTGACGGTACTGGTAACGGTGGTAAGAACTTAACTGGTTTAGCAGCAGCAGTTGCTGACAGCCCAGCTTCAGGTACTTACGGTGGTATTTCTCGTGCTACATGGTCATTCTGGAGAAACTCAGCGTTCTCTGGCGTAACTAACGGTGGTGCAGCAGTTTCAGCAGCTAACATTCAATCTTACATGACACAATTAGCTATCAAGCTAGTTCGTGGTACTGATAAGGCTGACTTAATCGTTGCAGATAACAACTA